TCCTACGACAAGATTTGCCGCTGAGGATGTAAACCTAAAACATGGCAAGTTTGGCAATCTTTGGAAGATCATCTCTTCAGCTTGGCTAATAATTTGATCTATAGATGCCGTTAACTCAGCGGAATTGTCCTCTGTAAAATTTTCTATATTTGATACTAAAGTTGCATAATTCATTTAATCACCCCACGGCCCTTGACCCCAAGTTGAGTTACCCCAACCTTGTATGTTAACTGCCTCTGTTCCTATTGCACCTGTGCCTGCTACTCCAGATTCAGTTATAGACAATTGCATGTTAGCTCCGTCAGTTTCTCCAAAGCCTCCGATTGCACCTGTGCCTGCTACTCCTGTAACTGAGAAAGCTATATTAAGAATTTCAGCACCAACTGCACCTGTACCTGCTACACCCGTTTCTAGAACACCTAATGCAATTGAGCCTATAGCACCTGTTCCTGCTACACCTGTCTCAGTAATTGTTAATTCTTCTACATACGTTCCAATCTCACCTGTGCCTGCTACGCCTGATGGTGTTGCTGTAACATTTACTTGTATTTCTGCAAATGTTCCATTGCCAACAGCACCTATCCCATGCATTCCAATTCCAGGAAGATCTCTAGGGTCTATTGTCCAGTCCTGAGTGTAGCCAACAAAAAATGTGTAATTGTCAGGATCATTATCTGGGCGAGGTTTAAATAACGCTGTAGCGTCTATTATATTTTTTGCAGGTGTTAACTGTGGCTGTTTAGGGTCAAACTCTTCAGGCTCAACACGCAAGTTATCCCAAGTCGTTTTAAGGTTTCTATATTTAACCTTAAAGCCACTTATGTCGCTCATCGCATTTGATTTTTTACCTGATGCGTACCTTGCCATTATCCAAAATTCAATCCTGTAGGGTAAATTCTTAAACTAACACCATCATTATCAGCCGAAGCCGCTAAATCAAATGATTTTTGATAAACACCTTCAAGAAGTTGAAATTTTTCAGGTGCATATTTTAAAGATAACTTACTTGCTAAACCTGCACATATACAATCAGACCACCGATATGGAACATCAGCGTCTTGAAATGATGCTGTTACATCTTCCAATTGATTTACTGCCCAGTAACTTAAACTGTATGTCGTAACGTCAGGTATTTGCCAAATGTAAATCTGAGGTGTGTATTGTTTGTTTATCATGTATTGACTTGGTTTTCCCGAACTTGTTTTATTCGGAAGCTGATTATAATCTGAAATTGACACTCTGTCTATCGCCTGATCTGCCGTATCAGTACCTGAGCTATCCCTGACAACAACATCGATAAGGTCTACAGTTCCAACGGGTAAGGTATATGGAGTTGTTTGATCTTTAACTAAAGTTATACTTGCGTTTGTAACTGTCCAGTAATTTATACCACGATTAGACCATTCAGAAAATAACAAGTTCAAACTTCTCCTTGCCGAAGAAGCCTGATCACCTGTCCTAGTCTGAGGATCTATACCGCAACGCTCATAGGCTTCTGCTATAATTTCCTCGACATCGGGCCTATATGCTACTGTTCCTGAAGTTGCCATTAATAATCTTTAGATGCCCTAATAACAATCTGATACGCATCGCCTGCCGCGCCTGCACCAGTTGTTGTGAATTTAATATCGCCTGTTCCACTAGTTCCGTAAGTGCTAGTGCTTGGTAGACCTCCGAAAATAGTAAAGTCTTGGTAACCACTTTGACCTTCGTCAAGGTGAAGAACTATAATATCTGTATTTGCGTCAGCTAGAACCTCAACAGTCATAGCATTTATAATCCACCAACATTCTAAAATACGAAGACCTGTACAGGTATCTCCATTAGAATTTTTAGTTAAAGCGGAAACATCTATTTTGGAAACAGCACTTTCATTGCCACCATCCACATATTGATACTGAAAAGCAAAAGTAACTTCTCTGGTACTTTCGCTGATCTTTGTTACAGTTGTAATATCAGCCATTATTTAATCCTTTATGAAGCGGTAGGGGTTTCCCCCTACCTTAATTAATGGTTACGCGATTTGAACGTACTCAATGATGAATGTGAACGATCCTGCTGTTGTAGCATCAACTGTATTAGTAATGTTGCAGTAAATAGTTCTTGCGGTGTCTGTATACTGAACAGAAGCTGGTGCAGTTGTACCATCTTGTGTCTGAAGAACCAAACTAGTCACAGTTACGTTGTGAACAACAACAGTTGTACCGCCATCAAGAATCTCATCTGTCTGAGCCGCAACAATTTGTGCGCCTGAGCTAGATGTACCAACTTCGTATCCAATATCGCCAGTTCCAATAACAGGAGCTGTGTCACAGAATATCTTAATGTCAGTGATGATTGTGTTAGCTGGTTGAGAAAACTCACCAATTGTCGGGCTGTCGCCTGCGGTTGAGTTAACAGTAACGCCTGTCGCATATCCAACGTGTTTTACATATTTATTGGTAACAATACCTGTTGAAGCAATAACTGCGGTATCAGTGATTGTACCTGTTGTGGCGTTTTTAGATATTACTTTAAAACCGCCTTCAGAACGCACTGGGCCTGAAAAAGTCGTATTAGCCATGTAAATCTCCTTATCTTGGCAAATGTCAGCCGCACCATGCGACTGTTAAGGAATGAAGGAGGGCGAACCCTCCTCCAAGTTATTATATTTAGGCCGCTCCCTCAGAACCGAAAACGCCACGCCAGTCGGTGAAGCCAAAGCTGTAACGCTCACGCACCTTGTAACGTACATTTCCAGTTTCGAAGTCACCTTCCATGCCTTTTTTCATAGGCGATCTTTGGAACATCTTCAGTCCATCTGGAACATCAGTTGTCACGAACCACGCATCAGAGTCTGTCAATCTACGCATAACGTGTGATCCACCAGGTAGGTAGCCGTTATTTTTAATTGCGTTGATTGCATTATTAGCTGTGTCGTTCTGAAGATCTGATTGCAAGATACGATTTGCAGTGAAGGTGTAAGCAGTTGGAATTACCAACGTCTGACCTTGTGCCGCAATTCGAAGACCACGATCATCTTTCATATCAGCTATGTTAATAAGCACAGCTTCTAGTGAAGTCTCAGATAAATCAGCCGCTGTTCCCAAAACATTAGACTGATTACCATTGCGAGTCGGGTGTGATGCACTTAAAAGTGTAACTCCGTCACCGCCTGTGTAGCCTGCTGTTTGTGAGAAATTAAGGACGTTAGCCGCTTTTAGCTCCTTAGTGGAAGCCATAGAACGGGCTAGTGCCTTAGTGTAGCGTGAAGCAATCGAACCATACTGGCCATCTTCTTCAGCTTCTTCGCTGATTGCGAAAGCCAAAGCGATTGTTTCGTGCTGATAACGTGCAGTCCATTGCTGACCTGCATCGTCATATGAGATTGCGCTACCTTCATTTTTGGTAGGTGCATTTCCAAAACCTTGTAAGAGAACGTCTTCTTCAAACGCTTTGTTACTTGTGTTACTGGAAAAAACTCCTGTCCATTCTGGAGGATAGCTGTCGTACTCAAGCCCAAAAAGGGTGTTGAGTCCTGGTTCTAGCATTTTAGCAAAACTTGCTCTATTTAAAGCCATTTTCTATACCCTTCCTATATGCCTGCGCCATCTTTTAGAATATGCTCGTTTATTAGCACTTCCATGACGGCATTCGCACCAAAAGCATTTTCTGGTGCATCGTAAAGAGCCATGATCTTACAGGTAGCTGTACCTGCGGCCATAGTTCCACTAATTTCAAACCCAGATTGACCTGTTGTGGTCGAACCTGCTCCAGCAACAACATCGGCACAATTACCTATGTTAGTCTGTGCAGTAGTACCTGCGGATTGAACTTTGAATACAGTGTACGGGTCATCATAGATATAAATAATTATATCTGTGGCGACTGTGCCTGAAGGCCAGTATTCACTGTAAACGTATGAGCCATCACTTGCTGTGTAACTTACACCATCAAACACACCGATGTTATTAACCTCGGTTGCTGTGTGCGGAGTTATAAGCCCTGTAGCAATAATTATACAAAGATCACCTTTGAAGATGTTCTCTGCTAATCCACTTGCACAAGTATACTTATTAGTCCTTGGTGCGTTACCGCTCATGTGGCGAGTTGGGACAAACCCAAATGCGGCATCTGCATTAGCCATATTTTCGCTCCTTTAGCGTTAAAGTTTTAATCATCCATAGCAGACATTGGTCTGCCACGGCTCGCTGAAGACTTCCTCTCTTGAAAGATCGGTTGTCCGTTGTTTCGTCCTATCGCATCAAGTTCGCCTACAACTGATTCATTTTGCTCAAAATTCCTGTTTTCATAGTAAGCCTTTTGGGCTTCACGTTTTTCAACAGGCATTTCGCAGAGCAACATGCCTTCAATTCCAATTGAACCTGCCCACTGGCCGTGATTGATAGTCGGAAACAACTTATCATCTTTAACGGTGTCAGCAGGGCGTGGTTGCCATCCTTCTCGCATACGTTTGTATACGTTGTCTGGCGTTTCCTTACCCTGAATCGAGGTAGCTATCCATCGTTGAACATAACCTGGACGAGCTTCTGGAGCGTCCAACAATGCTGGTGGTTGCCATGCGGTATCGGGGCGAGGAGCCTCCTCACGCACAGAGTTACGGGTTTCACTAGCGCGAACATTTCTTGTTTCAGCCATTTAACTATTCCTTTCTAGTTTTCTAATTTCTGAGGCATAGCGTTTTAAACCAGTCTCATCTGTTATTCCAACTTCTCTAGCCGCTGATAGTTGTTGCTTAGTTAAGCGAACCCTATTGCCCTTGTAGTTTGGAGAACCGCCTGTAGAGGGCGCGACTGGACTTCTACTTTTTATTCTCGGCTTACTCGGACTTGATCCTGAAACTAACTCAGGAAATACATTTTGTAAACGATTATTTAGTTGATTATAATATTCGTCACTGTCCTTGTCGAATCCTTCAATATCTAGCTGGACATCAATGGCTCTTGCGGCCGCAGTTTCACGCTCGTAACCTGAGCCATTAAACCACTTATTTTTATCCCACCACTGCATTGCTTTCTGGGGTGCAGGATCTTGTGCCGCTTGAACAGCACGGCCGACAGTTGGGGATGCAGTTTCCTGTTGCATCCTTTGATTTTTTTGCATTTCAGATACACGCATTGCCGCTCGGTAGTCAGCTATTTGCTCTGAGAAATCTAACTGAGCGTCAGTGTCTCCCTCCTCAATAGCTTTCTTTAGAGCTTCCTTAGTCTGTGCGTATCTCTGGTTAAAGGCATTCTCAGAACTTTGCTGAGATCCTTTCTCAAGTCGCTCAAGTCGGGCGGCAAGTTGTGCATTCTGCTCTTGAATTTGCCTTGACTGAACTTCTGCCTCTCTGCGTTGCGCGACTAACTTCTGTATGCGCTTTTGAACTTTCTCTCCATACTCAGGATCAGAATTTTCTTTTTTACTTTCTTCCTCGACAATATCATTAACTTCCTCTTGAGGGTCGTCAGTGATTTCGATTTCGAACTCTTCAGGTTCTCCCTGTGCTTTTTTTATTTCTTCGTTGATCTCTTCGATCACTCCGTCTGCTTCATTACTCATGGTTGCGTCCTCCAAGTTTTACGCTAGATATGCGGAAATTTCAGCACCTTCGGGAATGATCGATGTTAGTTCATCGTCATTCAACAAAAGCAACTTAACTCCATTGATTGTAATCTTCTGACCTGCGTACTTTCCATATGTCACACGATCATTAACCTTTGGACTTACAGTCTTCCAAGCCTCTCCAGTGTCACGATCTTTATATGCCAAGTCACCCATAGCGGCAATTCTGCCGTGGGCTGTCAGATATTCTTCATTGTCTTTTGAGATAGGGGCGAGATATAGACCGCCCTTTGTTTTCATGTTCACCTGATTTGGTTGAACTAGAACTTTCCAATTAAGTGGCTTTGGCAATTCTGCCTGAGTTACACTTCCTTCGCTTTCTTCGTCTTTCCAGACTGCATGTTGATGAGGCATGTTTATTCATCTCCTTGATTAAATTTTTTAAATGTTTCGTCGATCAAGTCGGAAGACCTCTGTAAGCCTTCCGCAATCCCAACGTCTTTTTGATATGATCCAAAGTCAGCTTCTCGACCTAGAACCATTTTTTCAGCTATCTCTAGCCTCTCCTTCTTCAGATTGTCTTTTATCTTCTGAAGTAGATCTGTTATCGTCATCCTTTACCTTTCCAGACATAGAAATGCCTTTGACGAATACTTTTACATCTTTACTCATTTCAGTAACCTTTCTTACCGCCTTTTTTCTTTCCACCTTTTTTCTTCATTTTCTTCTCCTTTTTTTTCTCTTTGGTTTTACCGCCTTTCATGAGCGAACCAAACGATGTTCTATTCATACACCTAACTCCTATTAATTACAATTGTCGCGTCATTTTAAAACGTATGATTTACTATAGTTGTAAATCATACGTTTCATACACCTTTTTTGACCCCGTATGAAATAGCGTATGAAAGCGTATGAAACGTATGAAAACGTATGATTTAATTATTACATTTAGTGCTTGACTGTGCTTGTGATTGATAGTAATTATTGTGGATAGAGAGAAAAAACGAATCACTAGGGAGAAACAAAATGACAGAAGCAGAAAAAAAGCTAAGAGATTGGCTACCAGATCTGTTTGTTTATTTAGACACAGAAAAGAGCATAGACGAGTTGGATTATGACAATGATCCAGATGCAGAAGATAAGTTTCAATCACTACTTAAAACTAATCTTTCTTCTTCTGATAAGGTTAGCTTGATGATTGAGGAAGCTGAAAAGGCTTTGGTTAGATATACAAAAGAGTATTCAGAGTATGCTAGTGGTTCAGCAGAAATAAATGCGTATGACACTTGGAAAGAGTTATCTTGGGTTGACGATGAAGAGCATAACAATAGTTATGTTCAAAGTGTTTTTGTTGCGTATATAATTCTTCAATCAGAAGATACAGTTGCAACAATACATAATGACTCAATGAATTAAGGAGAAACAAAATGGAAAGCATAAAATTATATGATGCGCGAAATTTAGGTGAATATGAGGAAGGTAAAGATTTAACTTTAAAGATAGAGTGTATTGATGAGGATGGTTCTGAATATAAAGGTTGGTATTATACTGTCGGTACTCATTACAGCGGAAAGAAATGCAATTTCTTTAAAACCAGATTACCTAATGGAAAAAAATGTCAAAGAAAAGTGTCCATTAAAATTGAAAATATTCTTATTTCAATAATTAAAAAAAATGTAGATCAAAAAAATTATTTAGGGTGGCACAAATTAAAAATATAAATTTTACAAAATCAGCCTCACTTCGGTGGGGCTTTTTTTATTTATTTTACATTTAGCACTTGTAATTGCTTGTGTTTGCTATTATATATAATTTATAGAAACAAGGGAGAAACAAAATGGAAAAAATCGTAAATGAAATCGCAACTCTGAAGGCTCAGATTGCAGAATTGTCAAAAGACTTAAAAGCTAAAGAGTCTGTATTAAAGGAAATCGGTTCTGGAGAATACAAGGGTAGTGAACACTACATTGTCGTTTCAGAGGCAACTCGTAAAACTCTAGATATGAAAGCCGTTAGAGCAAAATTATCTAGGCAGTTCATTCAGGCGAATACGAATGAGACTAGTTACCTTACTCTTAAAATTTATGGGTACGGTAAAAAGATAGCCGCTTAACAATGATTGACACTGCTAGTTATTGCTAGTAGTGTCTTCATATTAACGAATCACTAGGGAGAAATAAAATGGCAAAATTAGCAGATCACAGAGTAGTTAAAGATTTAACTGAAAAAGCAATTATCAGCATAGAGAATGCTGTTAAAAAAGGTCTAGGTTGGAAACCTGAATTTACGGGTTCTAGTGGGCTTGCACATAACATGTTTACTGGGCATGTCCTCACTGGCGGCAATCAATTGGTTGCATTATTTTCTGGCTCTGACGATAGGTGGGCAACACCAAACGCCCTTAAAGCTAAAAAAATAGCTTGGAAAAAAGGTAGCAAGGTTACTTGGTTTTTAAAGCCAATCACAATCACCAAAGATAGAGAAACTGGCAAAGATTTAAAAAATCCTTTTGTAATATTCTCATCTTACAAAATGCTCAATGGTGCAGATATTGTTGGGCTACCTCAAGAGGAAGCTGAGGAAGTCACTCTAGAAGAGAGACATATCAAGATTGACGAGCTTATCTCTACACTCGGTGCAGATATCCGTGAGAGCAGTAGAGGTAAATGTTTTTATTCTCCAAAAGAAGATTATATCCACATGCCGTTTAAAGGTTGCTTCAATTCTTTGGATAGTTACTATGCAACCTTATTTCACGAGATCGGCCACTGGACTGGCCATAAGAGCCGCCTAAATAGGCTTGATGGTAAGCAAGATAAATCTGAGTACGCTTTCGAAGAGCTAGTGGCTGAGTTGTTCAGTATCTATATGTCTAAATTCTGTAACATATCTTTTGAGCCTACAGAAAATAATGCCACTTACTTATCAAGTTGGCTCAAGGCTCTAAAGCAAGATCCTTCATTCTTATGGAAGGCATCTGGCAAGGCGACAGACATATTAAACTATGTCTTGCAAGCCCAAGAAGAGCTTAAAAAAGCCGCTTAAATTTAACAGGGGAGCCTTGCGCTCCCCACAACCAATCGGGAGAAACATATATGTTTGATCAAGAAATATTTTTTAAAAATGCGAGGATTTCAGAAATGGAACTCTTCATATCTGACGCTGAGGTTTCACTGTCTCAGCCAGAAT